AGATTGTCACACGCATGGAACGCCTTCCGAAAGCCGGGCGGTACGGGTGAAGATTTCTTCCAGCTGGACACTGCAAGCTACGGCTCAAGCTATAGCGGCAGCCGTCCGGATCGGAGACTGACTCTCGCCCACAACAACCGAGACATCGTCAACTCGATCTACAACAAGATCGGGATGGATGTTGCCTCGATTCTGCTCCGGCACGTCAAGTTGGATGCGAACGGACGATATTCATCAACAGTTCCCAGTGGACTGAACTACTGCCTCACACGCAAGGCCAACATCGACCAGGCTGCTCAGGCATTCCGGCTCGACATGGCTCTGACTCTGCTTCAGAAGGGTCATATTGCCGTTGTGCCAGTAGATACGACGGTGGATCCCTCGACTGGTTCGTACGACATCAAGACGTTGCGAGTTGGAGAGGTTGTTCGATGGTTCCCTCAGCACGTTCGAGTGAAACTGTGGAATGACCAGACTGGTACCTTCGGTGAGATCACCATCCATAAGGATTTGGTGGCCATCGCGGAGAATCCGTTCTATGAGGTGATGAACGAACCGAACTCGACTCTTCAGCGACTCGCTCGGAAGCTCAGTCTTCTGGACGCAGTCGAGGAGCAGGCGGGATCGGGCAAGCTCGACCTCATTATCCAGCTGCCTTACGCGATCAAGTCGGACGCGCGAATCGAACAGGCTGAACGACGACGCAAGGACATCGAAGTACAGCTGAAGGACTCGAAGTACGGTATCGCTTACGCTGATGCCACTGAGAAGATCACTCAGCTGAACCGTCCTGCGGAGAACAACATGCTCGGCTCTGTCGAGTACCTGACGGCACAGCTGTACAACCAGTTGGGTCTGACGGACGCGATTCTCAACGGCACTGCCGACGAGAAGACGATGTTGAACTACCAGAACCGTCTCGTCATTCCGGTGCTCAACGCGATTAAGGAAGCTCTGATCAACGCGTTCTTGACAAAGACCGCTATTACTCAGGGCCACCTGATCGAGTCGTACCGCGATGCGTTCAGTCTTGTTCCGGTCAGCCAGATCGCTGACATTGCGGACAAGCTTGGTCGCAACGAGGTGCTTTCGTCGAACGAGATCCGAGGCATCCTCGGGTTTGCTCCATCCGACGATCCGAAGGCGGATCAGCTGCACAACAGCAACATGCCGTCTGAGACCGAAGACCTGGGAGAGCTTAAGCCGGTGAAGCCGGACGCTGACCAGTTGGCAATCGAACAACGCAAAACATAGGAAAGGAGGAGAACCTTCAAAATGGAAGACGCAGACTTCAGTGGTTGGGCAACACGCAACGACTTGAAGTGCTCAGACGGTCGTACCATCCGGCACGGTGCCTTCAAGCACCAGGATCGAATGGTAGTTCCGCTCGTCTGGCAGCACCAGCATAACAACCCCCAGAACATCCTCGGGCACGCAATTCTCGAGCACCGTGAAGAGGGCGTATATGCTTACGGGTTCTTCAACGACACCGAGAACGGGCTGACTGCGAAGCGTCTTGTGCACAACAAGAACATCACGCAGCTGTCCATTTTCGCAAACAACCTCACCCAGAGTCGCGGTAACGTTACTCACGGTGACATCAAGGAAGTGAGTCTGGTTCTCGCAGGTGCCAATCCCGGCGCCTACATCGAGAACATCAACCTCATGCATGGGGATGATGCTGTCGATGGTGAAGCCATCATCTACACCGGTCTCAACTTCGATGACAACCTCTCGCACGCCGACATCCCCGTCGACGAGCAGGAAGATCAAGGAGAAGAAGTGACCAAGGACACGATCGAGCACGCCGAGGAGACGGTTCAGGACGTCTACAACTCGTTCTCGGACAAGCAGAAGGACGTCGTCCACTATCTCATCGGCGAGGCTCTCGCTGACGAAGACGGTGGCGACGAAGACAACGAAGCCGCTCACGGCGAGCTGATCGAGGACCTCTCGGCCGGCATCATCAAGCACATGAAGGAGGACACGGACCTCATGACCCGCAACCTGTTCGCTCAGAACGACGACACCCTCGCACACGCGAGCAACCGCCCGCGCCTGACCCTCGACCAGGTCCAGACGCTGCTCAAGGACGCCGAGCGCGGCGGCTCCCTCAAGGAGTCCTTCCTCGCTCACGCCGACGAGTACGGCATCACCAACATCGACCTCCTCTTCCCGGACGCCAAGGCGCTGGGTCGGGAGCCGGAGCTGCTCGCCCGCCAGGCCGAGTGGGTTCCCAAGGTGCTCGGTGCGACCAAGCACTCGCCGTTCGCCAAGGTCAAGACCATCGTCGCGGACCTCACGGCCGCCGAGGCTCGCGCCAAGGGTTACGTCAAGGGCAACATGAAGACCGAAGAGGTCATCTCGCTGCTCCGTCGTACCACCGGCCCGACCACGGTCTACAAGAAGCAGAAGCTCGACCGGGACGACATCCTCGACATCACCGACTTCGACGTGGTGGCCTGGCTGAAGTGGGAGATCCGCTTCATGCTGAACGAGGAGCTGGGTCGCGCGATCCTCGTCGGTGACGGCCGCTCCGGCGCCAACCCCGACAAGATCAAGGACCCGGTGGGTGCTGTCGACGGCACGGGCATCCGCTCGATCGCCAACGACCACGACATGTACGCTCACAAGGTGCAGGTCGCGACGAACACCGACAACAAGCAGCTCGTCCACGAGATCACGAAGTCGCGTCGTCACTACCGCGGCTCCGGCTCGCCGTCGCTGTACACCACGGACGCCGTGATCACCGACCTGCTCCTCCTCGAGGACAAGATGGGTCGCCGTCTCTACGAGACCGAGGCTGCTCTGGCTTCGGCGCTCCGCGTGAAGGAGATCATCGCGGTCGAGGTGCTCGAGGAGACCCCGGACCTCGTCGGCATCATCGTCAACCTCACCGACTACACGGTCGGTGCCAACAAGGGTGGCGAGCTGACGTTCTTCCAGGACTTCGACATCGACTTCAACCAGGAGAAGTACCTGCTCGAGACGCGTGTCTCGGGTGGTCTCACCAAGCCGAAGTCGGCCATCGTGATCCGTCGCAACACGGGCGCTTCGGTGACCCCGACCGCTCCTTCGTTCAACGGCGCGACCAACGCGCTGACGATCCCGGCGACCGCCGGCGTTGACTACTACGTCAACGAGGAGCTGACCGCGGCCAGCACCATCACCATCACGGAGGACGTCGAGGTTCGCGCCGAGGCTGAGTCGGGCTACTTCATCCCGAACGGCACCACCGCGACCTGGTGGTTCAACTTCTCCGAGATCTGATCGGTAACCCTTCAAAATGGCACGGTTCTCAGGTAAGTTAGGGTTCGCCCACACTCAGAAGATCCGGCCAGGCGTGACGGAGGACGTCATCGTTGAGCGTAAAGCCTTCGGTGACGTCCTCCGCAACACGCGAAAGTTGGACGACAGTGGGAAAGTCATCAGTGACATTACCATTGGCAACTCTTTCAGTGTTGTGGCAGACGCATACATCAGCACCAACATCTTTGCGCTCAAGTACGTTGAGTGGAAGGGCGTTCGATGGACGGTATCCGACGTCGAAGTACAAGAACGCCGCCTTATTCTGAGACCGGGAGGTGTGTACAATGGACCGACGCCTGCAGCTTCAAGCACTCCTTGAGGAATTGCTGGGTAGCGACCAAGTGCACTTCCAACCGACTTCGAATTTGGAGATGGTGTATCCCGCGATCGTCTACGAAAGAGATTTCGCTAGCATCGTTCGCGCCGATAATGCTCTCTATCGTCATATGAAGCGGTACCAGGTAACCATAATCGACAGGGATCCGGATAGTCCCTTCCCCGATAAGGTTGCCGCTTTGCCTATGTGCACCTTCGTGAGGCACTTCAAGGCAGACAATCTCAACCACGATATCTACAGTCTTTACTATTAAGGAGTAACAATGACTGAACTTCAGTGGGGGCAGACCGGCGACAAGCGGTTCGAGACCGGTGTCTCCAAGGGTGTCCTCTACCGTCGCGACGGGGGTGGTCAGTACAACCTTCCCTACGCGTGGAACGGTCTGACCGCCGTCAACGAGTCGCCTTCGGGTGCAGAGTCCAACAAGCAGTACGCCGACAACGTCGAGTACGCGAACCTCCTCTCGGCTGAGCAGTACGCAGCCACGATCGAGGCCTTCACGTACCCCGACGAGTTCGAGTACTGCGACGGCACCGCGTCTCTCGCTCCCGGCATCACCGTCGGTCAGCAGAAGCGCGAGGTCTTCGGATTCTCGTACCAGACGATCGTCGGTTCCGACCTCGATCCCGAGCTGGGCTACAAGATCCACCTCGTCTACGGCTGCCAGGCTGCTCCCTCGGAGAAGAACCACGCCACCGTGAACGACTCGCCCGAGCTGTCCGCCTTCAGCTGGGAGGTGTCGACGACCCCGGTGCCGGTTCCCGGTCTCCGCCCGTCGGCCACGCTCACGATCGACTCGACCAAGACGGCCGCAGACGACCTGGCTGCCCTCGAGGGTCTGATCTACGGTACGGCTGGTGCGGACGCTCGTCTGCCCCTCCCCGCCGAGATCATCTCGCTCGTCGGCGCTGCAACCGAGGTCCTGCCCCAGGCACCGACCTACAACTCGGCGACTGACACCATCACCATCCCTGGGACGGCCGGTGTCATCTACCAGATCGACGGCGAGACCGTTGCGGCTGGTCCGGTCGTCATCACCAAGGACACGATCGTCACGGCGACGCCGGCGTCCGGTTACAAGTTCCCGGCGGTGTCCGACACCGACTGGTTCTTCGACTGGAGCTAGTCCTTCAACAGATAGAAAGGAGCCAGGGAGTGCTCACCATTACCGTACCCGGCGTGGAATTGTTCGACGAAAACACGTCGACGTTCTCTACGTTGGAAGATGTAGTTCTGGAACTCGAGCACTCCCTGGTCTCCCTGTCAAAATGGGAGTCAATCTGGGAGAAGCCATTCTTGGTCCCCGGAGAGAAGACGACCGAAGAGACAATGGGGTACTACCAGTGCATGACACTGACCCCCAATGTGTCTCCGGATGTGTATCGTAGACTCACCAACGAACACGCAGCACTGATCAACAACTACATCGAGGCTAAGAAGACAGCAACTTGGTTCAAGGAGCTACCTAACGCGTCTCGAAACTCGCAAGTCATCACGTCCGAACTCATCTACTACTGGATGGACGCTCTCCAGATTAACTGGGAAGCCCAGCACTGGCACCTCAACCGGTTGTTCACCCTCATCAAGGTACACAACACGAAGAACCAGCCCCAGAAGAAGATGACTGGTCAGCAGAGAATGGATGCTGCTGCTCAGCGCCGTACTCTCAACCAGCAGCGTAAAGCTCAAATGAACAGTAACGGTTAGGAAGGAGGTATCCATGACTAGACTAAGCTGGGGCGATCCCGGTACTCGGTTCGTCGAAGCCGGCATCGATCGAGGAGTCGTCGACATCAACGGTGTGGCTTATGCCTGGAGTGGACTGGTCTCCGTAGACGAGAATCCTTCCGGTGGAACCCCACAACCGTACTACTTCGACGGCTTCAAGTACCTGAACGTAGCTACGGCTGAGGAATACGAAGCGCAGATCTCTGCATTTTCGGCTCCGAAGGAATTCAAGGTGTGCGACGGAACAGTGGCTATCGCCCACGGTTTGTTCGCCACTCAGCAGCCACGCAAGCCCTTCCATTTTTCGTACCGCACGCTTATCGGCAACGACATCGACGGTATGGATCACGGATACAAGCTTCATATCGTGTACAATGCGCTCGCTGAGCCTGCGTCACGAAACAACAACACGTTGAGCAACTCCCCGACTCCACTCAGCTTGAGTTGGGATATTACCACCACGCCTAAGAAGATCACGGGAATCAAGCCTACGGCCCACCTGGTTCTCGAGTCTACGGAGGTCGCCGAGTCAGTTCTCCGAGCGATCGAAGACGTTATTTACGGCACGGAGACTTCTTCGCCGCATATTCCGTCACCGCTCGAACTCCTGGCGATCTACGAAGAGGCTGAAAGCCTGGTTATCGAGGATCTCGGTGGCGGCATGTACGCAGCGGATGGTCTCACCGTGGAAAACCTTGGAAGCGGCTTGTTCGCTATCGATCACGACGACGTTGTCATCAATGGCGACGGCTCGTTCACAGTCCTTTAAGGAGATATCATGGCTAGAGTAGAAAGCCTTACAGCGGATCAAATCCGCGCAGAAATTGCGGCACTGCTCGCGTCTCCGGCTCTCACGGGGACTCCGACAGCGCCCACCCCTTCGCCCGGCGACAACGATCAGTCTATCGCTACCACTGCGTTCGTTGTGACTGCTCTCGGCGCGTCAAATGCTGACAACAAGTTCTGGATCACCATCGGTGCTCCCGGCTCGGGCCTCGGAATCGACGGCGACATCGCGTTCGACAAGAACTCTGGTAACTTCTACCAGAAGATCGCGGGTATTGGTTGGGGTCTGGAGAC